CTATAAGATTGTGGTAGAACTATTTTGTTCCCTTTTAAGGATAAAAATTTATTTACATCCGCACCAGCCCATCCAAAAATAGCTTGGTCATCGTCACCTGCTATAAAAACTTTTTTTGCAGACTTGGCTAACCTAATACCTAGCCTATATTGTAAGGAAGATAAATCTTGTGCCTCATCAAATATACAAACATCAACAGGCAGTGTACCTTCATACTTTTCTAACATGTCAGTAAAATCAAATAATCCAAACTCATGTTTATATTTTTTTAAAGTTTGTTTGTATTGTTCTACAGCATGATATGTTAAATCTGTTACATTAGATAATTCAAATTGTTGCTCGGTTGTGCGCATTGTTATCCTAGCTAGTGCATCTATTCTAGCACATTTATCTCCAAGACCATCGCCCACAGGTAACATTGTAACCTCGTCATAAATACCTTTGAAAGTTAAACCCATAGCCCTACCAAATTTTTTATAATGACTAGGTGTCATAACTTCATCAGACCTTAACCCTAATTGTTTAAAAGCTAAAGAGTGTATTGTTCTAAAGAATGGCATTCTATCTTCATCAAACCCAAACCTAGCTATGGCACGTTCTATGGCTTCATTTGCAGCTTTACGAGTAAAGGCTAAAAATGCAATGCGTTCCGGAGGTATACCACTTTCAATAGCTTCATCCACTATATTTAATAGAGCAGTAGTTTTACCAGTTCCAGGAGGACCAAGTATTATATTAACTCTGTGTGAAGTCTTTAATGTTACCATTGCGTATTTTTTCCAATATTATTTTAGCAGTACTAACCCACCCAAAGTCATCAGCTTTAAATGTACCACTGTCTACTATAATTTCTAAAGCCATAAATAATTCAGCTATATCGTCGTCCGTTAAATCTTCTCTAACTCTACGGAACAATTCTACGTTTTCATATTTGTTTTGCCAGTTAGTTAATCTCCATGATTCGATTGGTGGTATTGTCATTTAAAAATCCTCCTGTATTGTTGATGGTAAGTCTAGGTCTTCTTCTTCATAAAACTCTGGTGCTGTAACGGACCAGACCTTGACAGGCTTACCTTTTATTTTAAAAGTTTTACGTTCTGCTCCTGCGTCTCTGAGCCAAGACCATATTTGGTGCTGGTTAGAATATTTATATCTTCTAGTTTCTAGGTAGATGAAAAGATCTTCAGATCTAAAAAATACTCTTTTAGTTTCTATATCATGAAAAGGTTTACCATTCATAATTTCATCTCTATGACGAGCCTGCACCTTACCAGTTAAGAATGTATCTAAGAATCTTTCAAACTGACCTTTAGGTGAAGCATCATCAGGATCTTGTACAATCTCTACTACTTCAAGTAATTCATTTATTCTATGTTCCCACCTTTGAGCAGGCATAGTGGATGGACATTTGTTTAATCTTTCTACACAAAGCTTTTGTAACTTGCGTTGGTCTAATAATTGGTCGGTATTGGTTTCAATACGCTCCCCACCTATTTCAATATACCATCGTACTGATTCTTTATTTGTAGTTTCATATTTAGTAATACTATCTATTTCAATACTAGCCCCAGACATATTAGACCCAACCCCAAACTTACGTTTAATACATTTAACCCTTTCACAATAGTTACAGATGGGTGCTTGTTTGCAGGTATATTCATAATCCTTTTTAGCTACACCCTTAACTATACCACTAACCTCTGAAGCTGATAAGGGAGGTTTAACATATTCATAGTTGTGCTTCATGACGTCTTCTTGCCAATCGTCTGGGTTCTTTTTTCTATAGTAAACTCCTATATTAAATAAGGATACATTCCTCGTACCCTCAGGGAAGCCCATAGTAGATAAATGTTGCAAGCAAGGTGGACCATCTTCAAACATATCTATGAGTTTAGGTTGGTAGGATTGTAATTTTTCTAAGGTTGTTATTTTACTTTCTGCATAATCTAAAAATTCTTTTAGCGATAATTTTTTACCATCTTTAATAGCATATCGCTCTGAGTTCTCGCCACCATGATAACATAAGTTAATCCAATTACCTCTATCACGTTCATTGGCTCTATTAGTTTGTTTAGGGAATATCTCTACACCACCATAGCCTAATTGTGCTGCGAACTCATTTAGCTTACTTACTACCTTTGTAGCTTTGACTGGTGGGTCTAGGAATAAATAAAGATGGGCTCCTCCACTTTTACTACGGCACAGAACTAATGGGGTATCTTTTATTCTTTTTTCAAGATCTTCTAATTTTTCATTTAAAGTTATAGCACCTTTAATATCTATATCAATCGCTCCAAAGCTACATGTATTATCGCTCTTCAACATTATGATACCTAATATATAGTCTTCACCATTGAGGTGGTCTTGATAATTTTTAATGGTGGGAGGTTCGGATATAGTTAAAGCCCTGCCAGATAACTTACCTTCAGCAGACTTGTTGAATACTTTATATTGACCATAAGCATGTTCATAGCCACTAAAGAGTTTCATAAATCTTTTTATATTATCTGGCACGAGCTCTTCCTCTACATTACGTCAGAGTCTTCATCATCTTTAGAATCTTCTGGGGCAACTTTTACATCACCTGACTTTATCTGGTCTCTGAAGGCTCTAGCTGATAAATAGATTTGGTCACCATTTTTAAGTTGCTTCATGATGCCACCACTATCACTATCAAACATAGGCTCAACATCCCAACCAAACCATTCACCCTTATCATTACTCATAGGTACAGTCTTTAACTTATAAGCATTATAAAAGATAGCAGGATTAAACACTCCATTGTTATCAGGCTTAGGAACTTGTAGAGCAGCAGTCATACTATTCCACCTACGAGCAACCTTTAACATACTGCTAGTCATAGATATTAAAGCTTGGGTTGTGGCTCCTGTTTTATCGTTATAGAGGTATACAAAGTATTCAGCTGTTGTAACTACTTCGTTACCCTCGGAGGTGATGTCTTTCATTGAGCCTTGAGGCTTCTCACACATCTCTAGGATACCACTATTTGTACCATGGTCTTTAACTAAACCACCACCAGCATCTCTAGGCTTCCACTCAATATACTTTCTACTATAGTTGACTGGGATTACTGTTACACCCTTTTCTCCACTATAGATATCTTTAGTTACTGAGTTCATAATATCCCCAACCTCAGCACCTTCAATATACTTACCATCCCTTTTATTAACTTGTGGGGAATTGGTTTGTAAGACTTGAAGTCTGGGAATCATGTAGTCTTCGTTGGTCATGCCTTCTTGACCGACACTAGCATCTTCCATTAGCATAGCTGGGTCAATTGTTGATACTGCTTTATCATTCTTCTTTTGTACTGCTTTCACCATAATTAATTACTCCTTTTTATAACGGCACGATGGCCAGTGAAAATTTTAAAAACGTCATAGGGAACTTCTTTACCATTGGCTATTTGTTCTTTGAGCCAAGAGTTAAGTCTCCTAGGATTTACTTCAGACTTGTTAGCAAAGTCTAATTCTTTATCATTTAATATCTTTTCAAATTCTAAAGCCTTAGTGTCTTCACCAGTTTGAAACTGAACTACATAGTTGTTACTAATTAAAGACTCAGCCTTATTACTTCTAAGGTAAGTGTAACAGCTATCTTTACGTTGTAGGAGTTCCTGCTTGAGTTCACCTTTGGCTCTATCTATGGCACCATTACTAGGTGTACTCCCAGAAACTACATCATTCACTGAAACCTTTGTACCATTATTTAACTTAAACTCTTTTACGTTAAGGTTGTTCATTAACTCTGGTAAGTCTATTTCAGAAACTTGTCGTAAGTTCTGCTTCGCTAGTTTGAGTTGCTCTTCAAGACGACTCACCTCATCTTCGAGATTGATTTGTCTTTCAGCTAACTCACTACATGCACCTATTTCATTGGATGAAGGTGCTACATCCTCTAGCAAGTTTATTTTAGTCATGCTTTATTTCCTTTCTAAATTCCAAGGTGGTCGGCATGTACCAGCCAGCTCTTCTATCCCTATCACCTTGCTCGATGTTACGTTCCCATCTGAGAACATTAATAATTGGAGATACTTCTGCAGCCAAAGCTGATACTATCATCACTGCTATTGGATCTCCACCTCCTGCCCAAAGTATATAGTCATTGGGACTGAAGTCTTTTAATAACCTACGAGCCTTTAAAATGGATGGTCCTGTTAAGAACTGAGGCTTTTCATTAGGCTCAAATATAACCTTCATTGAACCATAACGAGTAGCATCTGTTAAATCAGGAGTCCATCCAAATTTATTCTCTCGTGGTCGTTGTACTAAGTAGACTGTTGCCATTAAATTCCTTTCTCAGTAATACTGTTATACTATATATAGAAAATAATTTAAAGTAAAATATTTTTTTCCTAGGATCTGGGGTAACTTGGTAACTGCGGTAACTTAATATCTGTAAGCCTTAGTTAGTAAGGATTATATCTGGGTAACCAGAGTAAGAATCTGTTGGTAACTTTTTTAATACTTTGGTAACTTTAGGCTTTACTTATTTGTGCAGATGGCGTATAACATAGTTATAACTGAGAAAGGAATAAATTATGATAGTACAATATGATTATAAAGGCGAACCAATTCAAACTTTTAGAAGAACTTTTGAACATAGAAAAAAGTACACTGGTAATGAGCCTACTAAATGGGAACACTTTAAGGATGATTTTAATCAAATCAGAAAACATTTTGAAACTGGTCGTTGTAGGTTTTATAATGATGATGAGAGAAAAGTTTACGTTCACTCTAGAAAAATAGTAGACCATGTAGAGAAATATGGTGAAGAACCTATGGATGTTTGTTTGAGTGATGTTTGGGATTTAAGTGATTTAGTTAGTTTTGTTTTAAAAACTTTAGAGCATAGAAAGTCTCCTGTTCATTATAACTATGCTAACCATATGGGTTGGACTGATGTTAATCCTTGGGAGGTTACTATGATAGTTAGTGAGAAGACTATTGAAGTTAAAGAGATGACTGCTACTAAAGATGATTCTGTTAAACTTAAATGGGTAGCTGGAGGGTTTGCTGGTCATTGTGTTAATCAAAGAGACCAAGAATGGTTTATAGAATCCAATCCTAATGGTGCAAGAAAAAGAATCCGTAGAAGAAAAGATGGATACTGGTATGATAAATATAACAACAGATTTGTTTTATCATTTGAACCTCATAAGTTTTACGACTATAACTTTTAAGGATTGTTATTCATAATAATTATTCTCTAAGGCTACTTCACTCCAATTTTACGTCTCAAAATCTAAGAAGTAGCCTTTTTATTTTTATTCCGTAAAGTTTGTTTGGCTTTCTTTGCAATTTTAACTACTTCATTTTTACCCATAACTTTTGCTCGTTGTTCCATTACAGTTAAGATCTGTATCTTTCTAGCAAATGGTTTAGATATCTTTTTGACTTTCTTAACAGTTTCTCTTGCATCAGCTGGAGTTTTAAATTTAATCTTAACAGTATCTTTTGGATTCTCATCTGTATATAATCTTCTTGAAGATCCTTTAGGCTTTTTTCCAGTACCAACTTTAGGATCTTTTCTTTTTGTTTTTTTAATTTTATTTACCATAATATTATTAAGCCGAAGTAATACTAAACACAACATATAGTAATTTATCCCCAAATTATTATAACAATTGTTATTAATGGTTTTAAAAAATACTTCGGCTAAAAATAATTATCTTATTCCAATAAATAAAAATAAAGTGTTAATTAAGTTATTAATCAAATAAATTTGCACATATAAATTAAAAGTGTTGATTTTCATAAGTTATTTTTTATTTTAATTAGTAATTGCAACATTTATGCGAGGATAAAGTGTCGGAAGAAAATACAGAAAATAAAAGAAAAAGAGGAAGACCACCAAAGCCACCAGAACCAAAGGTGCAAGTACAAAGACCAATTAAAAATGGACCACGTAATAAATTCAATGGTTCTTTTAAATCTGTTGAGCCATTAGGCACAGAAAAGGTTTTTAGGAAAAAGAGATATAAGTGGAACCATCAAGCATTAATAAACTGGATTATGGGACAAGCAGATCCTGCAGGCTTTCTTGGTGCAGTTATGACAGGCAAAGAAATATTCCCAGTATACAAGCAAGATGATGAAGGTAAAGTAGAACATGTAGGCAAAGTATCAGCAGACCCAGAACTAAGAGTCATGGCAGCAAAAACTCTGTTAGGTAAATGTGTTCCTGATTTAAAAGCTGTAGAAATTAATTCAACAGTTGAGCAAAAGAAAGTAATTGACATAACAAGGATATCAAGCGATGACCTCAATACCATTGAACGAGCTCTTGAGCACTCTGTCATTGAATCAAGTGAAGGCAGAGAAGAGCAGGAGGAGTCTGAAGGAGTTTATCAAAAACAGCTGGACAACAGTTGAACCTGGAAGAGACTTCCACGATAATTGGCACATTGATGCTATATGTGAACACTTACAAGCAGTAGTTGAAGGTGACATTAGGCGATTAATAATTAACATCCCACCAAGACACATGAAGTCAATTACAGCATCAGTGGCACTACCAGCATGGTGCTGGACTAAATACCCTAACAAGAGATTCCTGTTTGCTAGTTATGCCAACTCTTTGTCAATAAGAGATTCTGTAAAATGTAGAAGATTAATAGATAGTAGATGGTATCAAGAGCATTTTGGAGATATGTTTGATTTAACTACTGACCAAAACCAAAAGCAAAGGTTTGAGAATAATAAAACAGGGATGCGCATAGCTACGTCAGTTGATGGAGCATTGACTGGTGAAGGTGGTGACATCATAGTTATAGATGACCCACACAATGTCAGAGAAGCAGAATCTACAACAGTACGTGAAGGTGTTCTTGATTGGTGGGACCAAGCCATGCAAACCAGACTCAATGACCCAAAGACAGGTGCATTCATTATCATCATGCAACGAGTACATGACAATGACCTAACTGGTCATATACTTAGCAACGACTATGATTGGGACCACTTATGCCTACCAGCCAGACATGAATCTAAGCACCCATACCCATCCACCTCTACCATAGGCTTTAAAGACCCACGCACTGAAGAAGGAGAACTACTTTGGCCAAACAGGATAGACGAGTCCACCCTAGACAAGCTTGAGCAATCACTAGGCATGTATGCTGCTTCTGGTCAATTACAACAACGACCATCACCCAAAGGTGGCTCAATATTAAAACAACGATGGTGGCGAGAGTGGGAAGAGCCTGACCACCTACCTCCTGTAGAGTATGTAATACAATCATGGGATACTGCCTACTCAACAAAAGAGAAGTCAAGTTATTCTGCCAGAACTACTTGGGGTGTTTTTAAATATGAAGGTTGCTGGAATGCTATAGCTATTGATTGTTGGTATGATAGAGTTAGCTATCCTGACCTCCGCAGAGAAGCACAAGATGCATATGACGTGTATGAGCCTGATGTTGTGTTGATTGAAAAGAAGGCTAGTGGTCAATCCCTAATACAAGACCTTCGCATGAGTGGTGTACCTGTGTTACCCTATATGCCAGACCGAGACAAAGAAGCACGTGCCCATGCAGCATCCGCACTTTTAGAAGATGGCAGAATATGGTACCCAGCAAAAAAGAAGTGGGCAAAAGATCTGATTGAAATATGTTCTTCCTTTCCAACAGGAGAGAATGACGATATAGTAGATACATGCACACAAGCATGGCTAAGGCTACGCAAGTCTTGGTTCTTGACCCACTCAGAAGATTGGGAAGATGAAGAACAAGAAACTATAGATAGGAAACCACTATATGGCTGAAGACAAAAATGTAATACCCTTTACCGAAGGTGCTCCTCCTGATGACCTTGAAGTAGAAGAGACGGATGATGGTAATGTTCTTATAGGTGAAGCAGAAGAAACCACAGAAACAAAAACAGATTTTTACAGTAACCTAGCAGAACAAATCGATGAAAGAGAATTATTAGTACACTCCTCAGAGTTGCTAGACTACTACCACACAGACCGAGAAGCAAGATCCAACTGGGAGGAGCGATACAAAGAAGGCTTAAAAACCCTTGACCCAGACGGAGGTCTCCAAGAAGACGACTCAGAAAGAGCAGCAAGAGGATTAAGCCAAGTGGTACATCCTATGATAGCTGAAGCTGCAACACAATTTCAATCTAGGGCTATAGCCGAGCTGTTTCCTGCTGCTGGTCCAGTAAAGACTGTAACAGTAGGTGAATCAGACGAAGCAGTCAAAGAACAAGCCAACAGAGTTAAAGATTATATGAATTATCAACTCTTACAAGAGATGCCAGAATACTTCCCAGATATAGACCAGATGTTATTTCACTTACCACTCATCGGGCAAACTTTTAAAAAAGTATGGTACGACCCTAGCATGGGCAGAGTTACGAGTCGCTTTGTTAAAGCTGAAGACTTCGTGGTTGCTGCAGAGAGTACTGACCTTTTAACTTCTCCTAGATATACGCATGTTATTCAATTACCTCGTAATGAATATAATAGATTTGTACAAGCTGGGTATTATCTACCTGTAGATAGTTATTCAGGCGATGGTGGGGATAGTTATGATGAAACTATATACGAGGTTGAAGGTGTAAGCCCAGAGGGTTCTGAAAGTATTGACCAACAGATGACCTTACTAGAGATGCACACTTATAGAATATTAGATGGTATTGATGGGGCTGATGTTGAGGACGAAAACTTTGTAGCACTACCTTACGTGATAACTATAGATTCAGGTTCACAACGTATTGTATCTGTAAGACGTAACTGGGACGAACAAGACGAAGAGAAAAAGAAACGTAACTGGTTTGTAGAATATAAGTTCTTACCAGGATTAGGATTTTATGGCTTTGGACTTTACCACTTAATTGGTGGGTTGGGTCGTGCTGCTACTGGTTCACTAAGAGCATTACTAGACTCTGCTGCATTTTCAAATATGCAAGGTGGCTTTAAATTAAAAGGTAGAGTTCCAGGAGGAGAGATGCAAATAAATCCTGGAGAGTTTGTTGATTTAGATGCTGCGGTTGATGATGTGAATAAGGCTATATTGCCTTTACCTTTTAAAGAGCCTAGTGGTACGTTATTTAATTTATTAGGTTTTATTGTTGATGCTGGTAGAAGATATGCAGCAGTAGCAGATTTAAATGTGGGTGATGCTAATCCTAATGCACCTGTGGGCACAACTATAGCAATGTTGGAACAAGGTTCTAAAATCTTCTCAGCTATTCATAAAAGATTACACTACGCACAAGGTCAAGAGTTTAAAATGATAGCTAAGTTAAACTCCGAGACGTTGCCTGAAGTATTTAAGTTTGCTGCGAGTGGTGCGAGCAAGATGATTAATGCTGCGGACTTTGATGATAGAATAGATATTATCCCTGTTAGCGATCCTAGTATTTTTAGTTCTACTCAACGTATCGCACAAGCCCAAGCCATACTACAACTCGCTCAATCAGCACCGCAACTCCACGATGTATATGAAGCTTATAAAAGAATGTATGAAGCTATACGAGTACCCAATATTGACGAGATATTAAAAAAGCCTGAGGAAGCTCCAAAGCTTGACCCAGTAGACGAGAATATTGCAGTCATGTTAGGTAAACCTATAAAAGCCTTCATAGACCAAGACCATGAAGCACACATTGCTGTACATATGCAGTTTTTATCAGACCCATCCTTAGCTGGTAATAAGTTAGCACAAAAGACTATTGGTCCTGTATTGATTGCACACATTGCGGAACACATGGCTCTACTTTATAGAGTCAGGATGCAAAAAGCTATGGGTGTAGAATTACCACCACTACCAGATATCAGAGATCCTAAGTTTAAGTTTGAAGATGTGTCGCCACAGATGGACAATATGATTGCTGAAAGAGCAGCACAAGTCATACAACAAGCTCCAAAGATGAAGCCAATCCCAGGAGTAGATAAACTAGGTGGAGGAGACCCAATGAATTATGCACAACAACTCGCTAAAATTGAAGCCGAAGCAGTTAAGGCAAGGACTCAAGCCGAAATCCAAGCTGACCAAGCAAAGGCAAAATCAGATATCCAGATTGACCAAGCTAAAGCACAAGTCGATATTCAAAAATCTATGCAAAAGTTAAAAGCTGAACTTGAAGGTAAAATGGCTAAACTTCAAGCTGAAATACAAATAGCCAGAGAAAAAGAAATTATAAAAGCTAATAAGGAGACTTAAATGGAACAAGACGAAAAAAATTTTATGGATCGCTACATGGCAACATTTAGCAGATTAGCAGATGCTCAAGCCAAAGGCGAAGATGTTAATCAAGTTTTTGCTGAGATGCAAGGTAGTGTGTCTGGACCACCAACAGAGCAAACAGACTTTATGAACAAAATGAATGACCCAGGACCATCCGCAGACTTTACTACAGCACCACGTAGAATACCTGAAGGTATTGACCCATCAATGTTTAATGAAATACCAGTAGAGCCAGAAAGGGATATGGGTGCATTGCCCCAGACTCAACAAACCCAAGCAGTTAGCCCTATGGGTAGTATGATAAATAATGTAGAAGATTTTTTAAGTAACTTAGGTAGAAAGGTAGGACAATAATGCCAAATAATGTAGATGTAATGGGAATGTTTGAAGCTAAGATGGGTTTTTCAGCTAGTGAAGTACCAATGACCGAAGAACAAGTAACACAGTTCATGCTCCTCTGTCAGCAACAAATGTTAGGTTTACCAGAAGAAGAACACATGGAAGACGAAGATCCTATGAAGAGTGGCTCCGTAAAAATAATTAAGATAGGCAAAGGTTCATCAATGATGGACAATATGCTAGAAGATGGCTGATAAAGTTACAGGAGTTTTAAACCTTTTAAAAGGTTTAGTAAAACAAACCCCAACTTCTAAAAGTACAGACCTAGTCATACCCACTAAAGCTGAGTTAGAAAAACTACCTCCAGACGATTTAGAAAAAATATCTAACCAACTTCAAGAAGCCACCAATGTAGACAGAAGAGAATTTTTAAGAGGTGCTCTAGGCACTATTGCTAATACAGCCATGGACGTAGGTACACTAGGCAACTTAACTAAAATGGTTAAGCCTACAACTAAAGCAGTAGCTAAAAAATTACCTAGTATAGTTAGTTTTGAAGACCCACTTAAAATACCTATTGTGTTAGATACATTAAAATCTGAGGTAGTTGAACGAGCTTTAAAAGGAAAGTATCAAGGTTCTAATCCTGAACTTCCTGATTTTAAAGCTATGGCAGAAGACCCTTCTATAACAACAGACGAATTATTTGAAGAGTTTGTTGGGTATTTTCCTGCTGGTGAAACTTTGTCATCATTTAAAAAAGCTTACGAATATTTTAGACGTGGTGCAAAGGGCAACCCTCCTAATAAATTCGCTGAAGATTTAATGAAACAATATCCGGAAGACTCTGCAGAGGATATAGCCAATGCTATAGGGAAAACAGACGAAGCAGGTGCTGAAGCTGAGTTAGAAACTAGACTTTTTAAAAACCCTAATTCTAAACCATTAGCAATAAACATACGGAAAAAAATATATGATTGGAGTTTAATTCCTGGTATGGATAAGCCTAAAGGTTTTGATGAACTTCCTAATAATCAAAAAAAGCTTATTTATAGAAAAGCTGTAAATTTATCTGTAGGCAGTGAATATCAAAATCCTAAACAAATATTAAGGAATCTAAGTAAATCAAATACAGATGAGATTGAAAAGAATATAGGGTTTTACTTATTAAAAAATTCTTATAAAAGTGGTAAAATGAATGCAAAAGAATATGAAGAAAAAAGGCTAAAACTTTTATTGGAGGGAGACTAAATGGTTAAAATTACTCCAGGAGCACTGCTTGACCTATTAAAGCAAACCCCAAAAACTAATCCACCTTCAGGTGCAATATCTCAAATACCTAATAAACAAGAGCTTGAAAGAGCAGCACTTAGAGATCTTGAATTATTTAAAATGAATAAAGGTAGAGATCCTACTCCCGAAGAAACTAAACTTATATTAGATAATAATTTAGGTGCATTAGGCTTTGTAAACATAGGCGACTTAATAAACAGAGGTGCACTAAAAGATATTTATAGAAGTCCAGGATTAATGGGTGAAGGCTATGCTGATGAGTTAGGTCAAGTTGGTAGACCTACTTCAAAAACTTTAAGTCGTGAAGGTACAACTAAATCAACTAGCCTAATTGATACTGGAGATGTTGAGTTAAATGACTTTGCTAATAGTTTACGTCTAGATCCTAATAGTGGTGATGGTGGTCTCGCAGATACTATAAAAGGAATATTATATGATAAAGCTAATAAAGGTGCTGGGTTTTACGAACAAGATTTTTATACAGACATTATTACTAATAGTAAAGGTGAACGTATGGGCTATAGGAACAGTGATGAGTATAAAGAAGCTATTCTAGAGTATGATAACTTTGATGAAATGTTGAATCCTCAAGTTCGCATAAGAGTGCCAGAGTATAATAAAGTGGTTAATTATTTTAAGGAAACTGCTAAAAATTATCTAGATAATAAAGGTTTAGGAGATAAAATTTATTTATTTAGACAAGGCAGATTAGACAAAGGTGAGATAAAACAAGATCCTGATCCAAAAGAGCCATTGTCTTTTTCATTAAGCCCAGAGCCTAAATCTAATATTATAAATGTTAATCAAAGAGTTGATGTGTACGTTATAGACAAAAACGATGTACAAGCTTTACCAAACCTTCATAAAAGAGGAGGTTCAAATTATGCTAATGAAGAGGAAGTTTTAGCTGCAGGTGAAGATGTAGCTTATGTAGGTTCAATAGGTGATACTACTTTTGAAAGTGGTATTAAAATTAAAGAAGTTGATAGTGATAATCCTTATATCTATAAAGACAAACAAGGCAACACTATTGAAGAATTAAGTAAAAAAGCTAAAATAGATTCAGAGCAATTCTTAAATCAACTCAAAGGAGATAAATAGTGGCTAAACTACCTAAAGTAAAAAAAGTAAAAACTCCAGGAGGTTACATGGTACCAGCTAAGTATGTGGCTGGGTTAAGTGGTGAACAACGCAAGAAGAGATTATTAGCCCTTGAAAAAATGCGTAAATCAGGTAAAGTTCTAGGAGATCTTCCAGGAGATAAAACACCTTCTGGTAAAAAAAGGAAAACAAAAGAATCTATATACACTAAAAAATTTAGGAAAATGTATGGCAATAAACGCAAAACAAAAAAAGGCTCTAAAAAATAAAGCAGAAAAAGCCAACGCACCACTAGGTGCTCTAACTACTATTTATAATAAAGGGTTAGGTGCTGCTGCTAGTGGCGGTCGTCGTCCAGGAGTCTCACCTTCAGCTTGGGCTATGGCTAGAGTTAACTCTGTATTGACAGGTGGTAAAGCTAGACAAGTTGATAAAAAGCAGTGGGAACAAATACAAGCTTATCGTAGAAAGAACAAAGGTAAGAAAAAGAAAACATCATCAACAAAAAAAGGAGGTAAATGATGGACCATGCAAAAAAGAAAATGAAGAAGACAACTAAAAAGATGACCATGAAAGATAAAATGGCAAAGCTTAGAAAAATGAAGGGCAAAAAGAAAAAGAAGAAAACTTCTTCTTATAGTTAATGCCAGTCAGAAAAGTCAAAGGTGGCTATAGGTGGGGTAGTAAAGGTAAAATCTACCCTACTAAAGCTTTAGCAGAAAAGCAAGGCAGAGCAATCATGGCTTCTAAAAGGAAAAAGAAAGGTGCCAAAGGCTAAAAAAGTAATCCAGAAAGACGGCACAAGTGGCCATTGGAAGAAATTAATACAGCACAAAACTTGTTCCTTCTGTTCAAATAAAGCTATGCATTATGAGAAATTTAAGTATTATTGTAAAAATTGTTTTGAGGAAAAGTTAAATGGTAAAAAAGACAGTTGAACCACCTAAAGGTTTTCATTGGATGAAAGCAGGTAAAGGTTTTAAATTAATGAAGGGTGATTATACACCCCACACAGGAGCAGTTAAAAAAGCATCTTTCGAGATACAAAAGGTACATAAAAATGGCAAAAGCAAAAATAAAAAAGGTGGCAGCAGCAGAAATTAGAGCTGCAAAAAAATTTTTAGAACGTAAAGGATTTAAAGCCACTGATATCCCTCCGAGGTTATTTGCAATGGCTTCAAAAGAACTTGATAAATCTTTTACACAAACCTTAAAAGTATTAGCACAGTCTCAAACAGCAGGAACAGTTTGATGACTATAGATCCGATGATGTTCTGGAATATAATCCTGAGCATAGTTGTACTACCTATAGGTTGGGCATTTAATAAAATGTTCTCAGAGATTAAAAGATTACAAATATTACTAAATAAAACTAGAGAGGAATATGCAAACAAGCAAGATCTCTATCAACAAAAACAAGATTTAAGTGGTGATATAAAACAATTAGTAAACCACATGCAAAGAATCGAAGAGAAACTTGATAGAGTGATAGAAAAGCAAAATGGTTGAACCAGTAACAGCAGTCTTAACAGGTATAGCCCTAGTAAAAAAGTCAGTAGATTTTATTAAAACAAATATTGCAACAGCCCAAGATGTTGGTGATATTATTGGCCATGTAGATAAAGCACTTAATGGTCAACAACAAGTAATAAAAGATAGAGACTCAAAAAACCTAGACCATTTTGCTACTGAAAATGTGGCTAAAGAAATTATAGATGCTAAGTTAGCACAAGAACAATTATATGAAATGAAACAATTAATTGACCACAGGTTTGGTCATGGCACTTGGTCTTTTATATTAGAAGAAAGAAAAAGAAGAATAGATAAACACAAACAAGCAGTCAAAGAAGCTAAAGCCAAGAAGTTAAAAAAACAAAAGGAAATGTACGATATGATAAGAATGGTCATGATAGGTATAGCAGTAATATTATTTGTAGCAGTAGCTATAGGTATAACTATCAAGTTTGTATTAGCCCATCCTGTTGAGGGAGATGAAACTTCTTGTAAGTTATATGAGCCTAAATATTTTCTTATCTGTATGAGTGAAGGCAGAGGTTATGCAGACACTCAATTATATTTAGATTATCAAATGGAAAAAGATAATTGGATAATAGATGATAGTAAATAATTATTGCTTAATTTACATTTTAACAGTATAAATATAGCATGACACCAGAAAACTTAGATAAATGGCGCATATGGCCAAGACTATTAATAACTTTATATGGGTTAGCTTTTTATAGAGTTATAGAGTGGTTTATGCAACTTCAAGACCCAACCAATGCACAATCTGCTTTTGTTAGTGTTGTAGTAGGTGCTGGTGCTGCATGGTTCGGTTTATACTGTGGTAGTGGGAAGAAGAGTGAGTGATAAAGAATCTAAACTTAAAAAGTATGGTTTAAAAGGTTTAAATAAACCTAAACGAACCCCAAACCACCCAACAAAGAAAGGTATAGTGGCAATCAAAGATGGTGAAAAAATTAAAATTATTCGCTTTGGCGACCAAAAAATGGGTCACAACTATAGTGATGAAGCTCGTAAAAACTTTAAACAACGGCATGCTAAAAATATTAAAAAAGGTAAAACAAGTGCTGCATTCTGGGCGAACAAAGTTTTTTGGTCTGGTGAAAAGGGTTCTAAAAAGAATCCACCAAAAAGTCAAAAGCACGTTAAAGGGAGAGTAAAAGGTGGCAGATCTTAAAAGTAAATTAATAGACTTAATATCTTTACATGAAGGTGTTAAGTATAGAGTGTATGATGATGCTAATGGTAAGGAGATTAAAGCTGGTGATACGTTAGTTGGCCATCCTACTATTGGTGTTGGTAGGAATGTAGCTAGTGATGGGCTAGGTTTAAGTATAGAAGAAATAAATTTTATCCTAGTCAACGATATTAACAGAGTAACAGGAGAAGCTAAAAACTGGGTATTTTTTAATGGGCTAAGTGAAGTAAGACAAGCTGTCATTATAGACATGCTCTTCAACATGGGCAGAACTAGATTCAATCCTAATAAATGGCCGAACTTCTTCGGAGCAATAAAAGACCATAACTGGGAAAAAGCTTCTAAAGAGATGTTAGACTCTTCTTGGTCAAAGCAAGTCAAATCAAGAGCTGAAAGGCTAAGTAAAATGATGTTAACTGACCAATGGTAATTTTACTTTTAAATAATTGTGGTTATAATAAATGACATTAATTAGAGCAAAGTTTAGCAAACTTTTAAAACCTAACAAAAAGAAGAAGAAGAAAAGGAGAAAAAAGAAAAATGCAAAATGATGTAACAATTAATGTAACTGGAGTTTCTTCAAAAAGCGAGGTGCAACTTGACAATAACAGACCTACTGGAGAAGATAAAGAAGACGTTAGAAAGCCAGAGACAAAATCTAGCGAACGAGATGATAGAGGGCAGGATAAGTGATTTTGCTCAATATCAAAAGACTGTCGGTATTGCTGAAGGCTTAAAACAAGCCATCATTGAAATCGATAGAGTTTATAAACAATTAGACAGAGAGGATGAATAAACATGGCTCATCTCCATGCAGCAAACTGGGACAACGACCCAGAAACAAACGTTCCTAAAAACTTACCAACACCTACAGGATGGCGAGTTTTAATTCAACCACAAGCCCCAAAAAAGAAAACTACAGGTGGCATTTATTTACCATCACAATCTCAAGACAATGAAGAGTATTTAACAGCCCATGGTATTATATTGGCTATTGGTCCTCTAGCATGGTGCGAGAGATCATCAGGTAAAGAATGGCAAGGCGGTCTTTGGGCTAAAGTTGGCGACCATGTTACCTTTGGGAAATATGCAGGACAAAAACTAATCATAGAAAGAGTAAAATTATTACTTTTAAATGATGATGAGATTACTTCTGTTATACCTAAAGGATGTAACATACAAAATTATTTACCATAACTTAATGAAAGGACTTGGCTCATGACCATGGAAAATGAAAAAGAACAAGAAGAACTTGAAGTAGAAATAGAAGAAACTAAAACTGAAGAACCAGAGATAGTAGAAGAACCCCAATCAACAAAACAAGAAGCAACTCCAACAGAAGACGACGAAGAATACTCTCAAAGGGTTCAACGTAGAATAAATAAATTAGTACAACAACGTAAAGAGTCTGATGCTAAAGCTGAAGAAAAAGACCAAGAGCTCACTGCATTAAAACAAAGATTAGAAAGACTCGAACAAGGTGAAACAGTAAAGGCTCAAAAGCAGTTTGAAGATAGATATGTTTCTGTAAAGCAAGAGATGCAAAAAGCTATAGAAGAAGGTGACACAGCTAAGCAAGTTGACTATGCAGAACAATTAGCTGATATCCGTGCAGCAATGAAAGTATCAGAACTTCAAAGGCAACAAACTGTTCAGCAAAAAACTCAATCACCTACTGTAGGTCGTGCTGCCCAACCCCAAGCCCCAAAAAAGGCTATGGACTGGTGGGGTAAGAATCAGTGGTTTAACTCTTCTGGATATGAGAGAGAAACTGCTGCTGCTAGGTCTATAGATGTTCAATTAGATTTAGAAGGTTATGATAAAGAATCTGACCAATATTATGAAACTTTAAATAATCGTTTACAAAAAATATTTCCCGAGTTAATATCAAAACCAGATATGCAAGTTAAAACGAGACCAAAAAGCAGTCAAACAGTAGTCGCACCATCTGCAGGTGGGTCAACGAAAACAGGCAATAGAGTTAAGATGACAAAGGAGCAATTACGCATGGCTAGAGAAATAGGTTTAACAACACCTGACCAAATTAAAGCTTATGCAGAAGAACTTAAAAAACAGGAGAGAACCTAATGGTAGAAAAAAGAAACGTAAGAGCTCAAGAAACTCAATCTAATTCTCGTGAGCAAAATGCTCGTGACAATACAAGCTGGAAACCACCATCATTACTGGACGCTCCTCCAGCACGACCAGGAATGGTGCAAAGGTGGATAGCTACCTCGATTCTGGGGAAGGAAACTCCCGACAATGTTTATAAAAGAAAAAGAGCAGGTTGGGAACCAAGACCATCAGACACAGTGGGAACTTTTGCAGTGCCTACTTTGAATCATGGTCAGTGGGCAGGTTGTATCGGTGTTGAAGGCATGATACTTTGTGAAATGCCAGAAGAAAAATTCAGTCAAATGAAGGCTTATTACAAAGAAAAAGATATAGAACAAAACATGTCTGTAAGCAGTGATTTACGAACTGCAGAAAGAGCTGGTGGTATTCCGATTCAGGAGACAAGAAAAAGTAGTGTTAGTCGTGGCAGAGACATATCAGTCATGGACGATTAACAATTTTTAATTTTTTTATAGAGAGGTAAATATGGCAAACGTAGATTCACCATTTGGTTTTGTACCATCTAGGCATATGTCTGGTTCTCCTATAAGAACAAACAAATATACTATTACTAGTGGATTAGCTGAAAACATCTTTAATGGTGATTTAGTTATTCTAACTGCTGATGGTGTTATTACTCCTAGTAATGGCGCAGGTGAAGCAGCACAAACAATAGGTGTATTTGCTGGAGTGTCTTATACAGCTTCAGATGGTTCTTATAAGTTTAGTGAGTACTGGCCATCAGGCACAACTGGTACAAATATTATAGCTTATGTATATG